GGTAGCAATGCCTTGGCGGTGAAGGTCGGGAAGATCTAGCTCAACGGCAATGTCATTGGCCTTCTTGACGCACAGCCTCATCAGATTGGCGGCTTTGCAGATGAATACTTTTGCTTCTCGGTCTTTGGACTCCAGCGGTTTAATCTCCTGCTGTGCGGCAATCTGAGGCGATTGCGGAGTTTTCTCGACCAACTCCGAAGCCTTGATTCCAGCGGACTGGATTTCCATGGTGTCAGTCCCCTGTTTGCTGTTGCCCGAAGCAATAAGCACTACCGACTGTCCGACATACTGTGAGAACTTATTCGCAATGTCCCTGTTCTCAGTGAAGTAGACATGGGGAACCTTGTCCGCAATAACCTTGATAACGCACAGGCTTCCGTTTTTGACCCACCTCGGCCCTTCGCTAATGACCACCAGTCGCGGTCTTCCGATCTTGACTAGCTGGTTGTGGGAGAGGATGGGGTCTTTGGGTTGAGTTGGTTTATTCATCTAGAGAGCAGACACTGGTGGTTATGATTCGTTCAATCTTTTTTGGAAAAAAGAAAGCGGCCCCGTTTTACCGAGACCGCTTTCCCCACATACACACACTAGAACACTAGGCAAATCTAGCAGTTGTCCATTCCATTGCAAGGGGAAAATGCTCTTGCCCCGCAACTTTTTTTAGGGTAGGTTCTACCAATCTATGGCCACAGAGTATCCCCCTTTGGGAAAATCATACGTTGTTTCTTACGCGAATAATGATCGCGATTTCCCGATTATCGGAATCCGCAAAGACCCAAGGATGGATAACTACAAGATCCCCGAAGATCTTAGTCCCCATCCTGACTCTGTTCGCTACCCCAACCATGTGTTCACGGGAGCCAATCCCACCAATAGCGACGAGAGGGTACTGTGGACTTACGAGATTTTACCAGCACCTTGGGTTCCGTTTACCCGCTACGATGATGATCTCGGCCCAGTTCAAGGGCGGCGCAGGTCGGTAAAGAATGAAGGACAGCAGGCGAGCCTTACATCATCAACAAAAACAACCTACGAAGGACGGGAAGGATCTGCCATTGTTTTAAATGAAATTGAGGAAACTTGGTCGATTAAGACCGACGATGACGGCAATTCCCTTTTCCCCATTAAGGTTCGCGACTTTTATGACGAGATTCGGGGGCCAGTTCAAGAAACGCGACAGATAGTTGTTCCAGATGGAACCGAAGAAGGAAGCATCTCAAACATCAATGGTATTATAACAAAAATATCATATGATGTTTACAACCAATACCTAGCCTTCAAGGTTGTAGAAACTTGGAGGGAAAATGGCGAAGATCTGATCGGAGGTCAAACAGGACAATGGGGTATCGAGTCTACAGAAAGGACTCTGGTTCCGAGCGGAACCCCGACTGAATATGGATTCGGGATCAAAAACTCGCAGCTAACTCCGACCAATAAAGAGCAGTCCGAGAAAAGGCAGGAAAACTACCCAGTAGATTCCGATAATGATGGAGTTATTTACACGCTAAGTGGACAAGAACAGGATGAAATAACCAAAGCGGTAATAAAGGTAGAAAAATCGCTGGTTGAAGCCGAGACCGTATTCAGCGGCAGGGTGGCTGACTATATAACGAATCTTCGCAATGATGGGAATATTGTGGAGGTTCAATCCATCGATAAATGGCATAGCATCACGATAGCCAGCAAAATCATATCCCCACCGAATGACCAAAGCTGGATCGAAGCGGGATCAATCAATCTTCCCAATAGACTTCTTGAGGTGGGCGTTATCTGGAATTCCAATTTTACACCAGCGGGCGGCACATCTGGTGTTGGGAGCATTACTACAATAATAGAAAATAATATCAATTGGACGCTTCGTGCAGAATCATCAATAACTGGGGAAGTTGTTGGATCTCTATATACAAAAACCCGCAATGGATACAGTGGCGCGGCACAGGTTGAGGTGGTCAGAACATTCCATGAAACCGCTCCCACCGATGAAATAACCATCCATAAATTTGAACCAGTATACGGAACAGTCTCTATTCGTTCTCAATCTGCCACCAACTCATCAGCGTCAAGCTCAAATGGTGTTGGAGATATCTATATATCAAGTGGAGGATCACAAAGATTCAATAATGACTACGGGCTTTCCATAAGCCAATTCGGGCCAGTCGAACACGATGATATAACACTGACCGAAACTGGAGATGCAAAAACAATTACAGAGTCAATTTCGTCTTCTTCTGGGTCTTCACCTGCTGGGCCTTATCCTGTGGCAACAGCATCGATAAACATTGCTGGAGTTGCGAATCTTGAATTGCCAGCAAGTTCAACTCCGCTAGAATCTGGCGATACTTATGTTTTTAATGTTGATGTCAAGCCTTGGCGCTTGGGTTGGTGGGTTAGAGAAATCTATACCGTTACTGTTCCGTAATGGCTATTGAAACAGACAAACTGGAGTTGTTACGAGTGGCTCTTCCGAAGGGGTTGGCTGCTGGTGATAGCGGACTTGGAGAATTGCGCGGAAAATCATTTCCACAACAGCCAAGCTGGCCACAATTCCAGTCAACACAAACAAACTCACGGCTGTACACACCATCTCCAGAATCGACTGAAATTCCAATAACCCAACAATCGCAGCAGGCTTCAACACTACTCCATCCTTGGAAAGTTTATCAAAGAACGGAAGACAATGAGACTCAATTTAAGATAGATTTAAACAGTAAGGTTTATAGCGGAACTGGAAGCTATGACAATATAGCTGTCACTGGATTAAATTCTTGGACTCAAGCCGTGACTGGATATGTTGTGCTTAAAGGATCTGTTTCAAACCATGAAATAACGAGTCTTTCCATTGTTTGGGGAGATAGCGGTTCAACCCAACGGGCAGAGTTCAACAGCAATAATGAACAAACAGATGTGACGATAAGACTTGGATACATCTACCAAGAAAATAACGCTTGGCAAATAAGGCAGGATGTTTTCGGCCAACTTACGGTTATAACCACATGTTATCAGACCAAGCCATGCCTTTGCTTTATTCAGACATGAGCAACTTTTCATACATAAATCCAATACCGCTTCCCATTTTAGATGTAACCGCCACAGGTACAACAATACGTGATCTTGATGTTGGAATAAGTACCGCTGTTAAGAAATATTTTGACGATACATATGGTGAGGGCGAGCCAGACGGCCCATTCAGCCAATACTGGCTATCAAATCCAGAAACAGATACCCATGGAAGCAATTGGCCTGTTGGAATGAGCCTTGAGGAATTGTGCCACCTTTATTGGAATGTTGGCTATATGACTTGGGGAGGATCGTATCCATCATCTGGAGCGGGGTGTAGCGCCTACCTTTACGGTGGGTATATGCCAGCAATTTATCCTCGTTACTCAAAAGCACTTACTGGAAATTGTGTCGATTATCTTCCAAAGGGAGACTTGTATTACGCGACTAGAATAATCAACTACGATCAATCTGGTGTAAACAATTTGAAAGATTGCGAATTTTACGATGGAATAAATAATGGTTATTTTTATTCATTGAGGTCTTTTGCAGCCAACACAAAAGTTGACACATCAACATGTTTTCCAATTGCAGATATTATACCACAACCATATGAATCGAATTTTAGTGTTCAACTTTTTTACCATCCGTTCGGACAGTTCAACTCTACGAGTTTTGGAGGAAGCGGAAAAACGGAAGATCTTCTTTCAAAATTTCCCTGCATAGTAAAAAGTGGAGATCTGTATTATCCATCAATGGGCTTAGATGGATTTAATAGTACAGGATGTGAATCATCCGATTATTATGGAATAATGATAAGATCTTTTGAGTTTAGTTCTAGATATTATCAAAATGTTATATGCAACACCGCCCTGCCAGTAGAAATAGCAATATTTGAATCATATCTCAACGAGACGAAAACTATGGGATTTCAAATACTTAACTCAACAAGATCGATCCCAGTGTTTTCTCTTGGCTTTAGAACTATCGAATGTTCATGTTGTCCGTATAATGAATTATATTTTACAGGCGATCCACAGACGATATTTACGCATTCTGAAACATGAGTAACATAGACCACGATTTGGTTCTTTCGTCTATCATCGAATATGGAGGACATGTTAGAGGGAGCTATGTTAGATCTTGGATTTTAAACGGAGAACCAAGCGACCACGGATGGGGAGACTTAGATGTATTCGGGGTTCCACCACAACTCAGAGAGTCACTCAAAAACAAAATAGGGAATCAAATAAACAATCGCGTAATAGAGTTCTGGGATGATTCCGATCCATGGAACTTTCATTACTTTAACTGCAACTCTTGGATTTATGACGGCATACTTCACAGAAAGTATATCAATGACTTTTCAGACGAAGAGGTTCTCGACCAAATAAATAAAAAAAAGGCGGTGCTGATATCTGACAAAATAGAAGCAACAAGCCACTTTAGGATCAAAGTATTAAAATATATACAAAGATACAAAATGACCATCCATTATTCCAATATGGAACTTGTCAAATTGAACGATCTGGGATTAACAATACATCAATTCATGCATCCAATGCCCAAGAATAGCGCGGAGATTGAAATGATGAAGGATACTTGGGGAGATGGCTTTTTGGGTAAGCATATTATTCCAACAGTGAATAATATTTATTCATTCGGGGCCAGCATGCATAAATGGGCGTCTGGAGGAATGCAAAAAACTGACGATGCCACCCTTCAAAAAAGAATAGAAGTTTGCAGTGGGTGCGATTTGTGGGATAGGTCGGGATTTAATGGAACTGGAAGATGCACCAAATGCGGGTGCTCCACTTGGGCCAAACTCAGAATGGATACAGAAAAGTGTCCAATAGATAAGTGGTAGGATCTAGTCCTTCGACTTGTACTCCTCGTAAGCCTTGTTGCTTATCGTAAAGTAAGATCCGCATTCCCGACAATTCATCTGTCGCTTGATTATTCCGCTGGCTGTGGTCTTAGTCTTGTTCAAGTGGACTTTCTCCGACTCGCAATTGGGACAGTCATGGTTATCAAGTCCATAGGCTACAGCGTAGTTGAATTTGTGCGGGGCATAGGTGCGGAGTTCTTGATATACCCTTTCAAGCAACACCACATCCTTTTTGCAATAGGCCACCATCTTATTAAGGCTCTCCCTGCAATTGTCCAAGACAATGGCCTTCCAAAGGTCAAATCCTCCTGTCTCCATCTTTCCTCCAAATCCCAAGAATTTGGCGATGTAGTCCAGTTTGTTACTGTTGAACAGAAACTGCCCCCTTGCCATCTTGAGCGTGTCTAAAGTTGTGTAGTTGGGACACATCGGGATTCGATGGTAGAGACATCGTGTCTTCAACCACTTGAGGTCATAGCGATCCGAGTTGTGGCCAATTGATTCATCTGCCGAGTTGAGAATGGGGGTAAACTCTTTCAGCATCTTCTTGTCGCAGTGGCGGCGATCCCAAGTCAGACTGTTCACCTTCTCTTCTCCCTCCCATTTCCAGCAGATGCAGATGATTGCCCGTTCCTCCAGTATGTTGTCATGGGGGATGGTTAGTTCGTAGCCCGTCCTCCAAGAGAGGACTACGTTGGGGCTAGTTTCAATATCGAAGAACAGCCGCCGTCTGTTTGTTTTCATAAAGTTTATTCTAACCCACGAATCATCGCCAGAGTACGCACATAGCCTATTGAATCAACCAAATTATCCTTGGTTGGCTTGTTGAGGTCGCGGGCGATCTTTAGCAAAACCATCATCCACGCCACATCCTCTACGGAGATTATGGATTCGGGGTTGAATCGGTTGATCATGTAGGAGTTCCAGAGATCGGCTATCCGCTTGAAGTTGTCTTTGGGATGGCCGTAGTTCTTCTGCCTGTCATTGGATGTTAGTCTTTTGGCCTCATCCAGCATGGATTCTTTGCTTAGTTCCGCCATTGACGGGAACAGATAGACGGGCTTTCCCAACCATTGGGCTACCGCCACCTCTGCTCTTGCTCCCTTGGAACCCTCCCATTCGGGGAGTACAGCTATTCCATCACAGATCATTACGGCTTCCAGATCGCGTTTTACGGCGTCTTTTAGGAATTCTGGATCCATCACCCCTTTGTGGGGATCAAGCCCCAATTCTTCGTCCATCTTGGCTGGGTTGATAACTTCATATCCCTTTGTCTTTAAGTGCTCTTCGGCAACATAAAACAAGGGATGGTTGAGATCAGCATAGCCCGTCATTGGGCCACAAAGGTAGAGCTTCATTGTGTGTTATTAGTTGAAATTGATTCCGCGCTCAAGCATGGCGTCAGTTAAAATCTTGCGAATGTCTTCTACTGTATCCGAATGCCATTCAGGGTGAGAGGTATATCTGAGGTGGTTGCGTAGCTCTTGTTCAAGATTTACAAGAAGAGAATGCATCTCCCCAGCCTTGTTGGCCATTTCCCATTCAACGTGTTCCTCTGGGAGATCGAAGGTGAGTTGTCCTTTAGCCATTCTTGATTACCTTTTTTAGCTCCCCATCGTCCTCATCATCATCATCATCTTCTTGCCCGTAAAGTATATCGTGGATGTTGGCAACTATCCCCTCAATCGTATAGTCATTGCCAAATTTAACAAATCCGTTCTTGGTTTTACCCTCTTCATGGAAGGTCACTACTACAATTCCAGAGTCGAAATGCTCTATCAGTTCCCTGACAAGGCGATTCAATACTTCTTGTGCCTTGGGGCAATGATCGGCCATTGGGTTTATTGTTCTTCACGGCAGTCTTTGCAGATCCTCATTACTCCGACACCATGGACGGAAATATGTTCAATATTTTTTGATCCGCAATAGACGCAGTCTTTTACTTGTGGTTTGTGGATGCGGCGTTTGTTGTGTTTGCGAGGATTGCTACTGCTGTTCATTTCAACTTTGAAGGATGGATTCTGACATAGGCCCTGACAAGAGAATTCTTTCTGGTTTTAAGCCACACTCCATCCCCAGAATTGCTTTCACGGTCTCCACGTTGGTTCGTGTTACCTTCGACACACTGGATAGACCCCTTGTTGACCCCGACCACAATACCAGTATGGGAGAAGTCGAAGATGACAATATCGCCCACTTTGGCTTGTGCCGTCTCTGGAAGCACCTCAGTTGTATTAGGATGCTTCCTTGCCCACTCTATTAGCCCGAAAGCCGCTGCGGTCTTGGGTCGCCAGATATACGGAGTGGAGACCTTGAGTCCGAGCCACTTGACCACTCCCTTATCTTTGAGCCATTGTGATATACACCAATCAACAAATGCGGCGCACCATGGCCAAGCAGCAGGGGTTAAGTTGGTTGCCGACTGATATTCGCGGATCTTTGCCCCGCGATTATTCCCACCAACCTCTTTTACACCAACTTGCGAACGAGCGATCTCTGCAAGCTTCTCAATCATTGCTGGAACGTGAACAGGTCTTTCCGATATCCCAATTCCTAAAAATCCGCTCCACCTCTGACTCCGAAGAAGATGGAAGCCTTTCGGCCATTCCCCCCTTTGATCCGCATAGAGCACCTGATAGAACCAAGGAGACGCGAGAAGAAGTTTCGCTTATCTTTTGGGGTTGGTTTTGTAAATATTGCTTTGAGGTTTTCATTGGATATGGGCTTCACCGCTTCTTCTTTCGGCTACAAGCGGGCTTCTTTGCTTTCGGGATTTCAAGGGCACGGCGAACCTCAGTGTAGGTCACAGGCCCAGCCACACCATCTTCATCCGTGTTTACCAAGGCTTGGATTTTCTTGACGCCAGAGACATTGATTTCATTGGTGAAGTAGTTGACTGCCGAAAGGATGAGGGCAACAAGGAATCCGACAAGAGATGTCTGGTCAACTGACTCAGCCAACTTTGGGTCAAACATAGCCAAGCGGGCAACCACAGCAGCCACCAAAGTGGCAATGATCGGAGTGATGATTCCTCCAGCCTTGCTGACGAGGAAAGCTAGGATTTTATCTTTCATTCGCTTTTAATCTTCTGTACCGCCGACTCAATGGTAAATCGGATGAGAGACTCGGAGGCATCAATGCCATTACGAGTGGCTGCTTTTGTTAGAGCCTTAACTGCGGCTTCGCGTTTTTGGGAACCAGTCTTATCGGCGTCAGCCAATTCGCGGACAATGTCCAAAGCGAGTGGAAGGAGGGATGCCACACCATCAGCAATGAGTTGCTTGAGAATCGGAGCGTAGAAGTTCCAGATAAGAGACGGGATTCCCGCAAGTTTGGCTAAGAGTGATTTCATAAATATAGGCTAGGTCAGAAACCCTTGGATTGCAAGTATTCTTCAATCCTTTGGGTTCGCTCATCGATTCTGGCCAAGGTCTCGCTTCGGGATTGAGCGTCTCTTTGGATGACCTCAATCTTTGCATCCTGCTTGGCGTCATTACCTTGCACGGCCCTCATTTGCTCTGGAAGCACTATCCATCCATTGAGCGCCGAGAACATAGTGACAATCAGGGCAACACCAGCAATCAACTCACTCATTGTAAGTTTGACCCCTCGTTCGTTGCGGACAGGTTGGATGCTCACGACACTGCGGCTAAAGCCAATTGATATTTTTCTGGAAGATCGATGTAAAATCCAAGTCGATCTGAAATGTTTTGATCTCCACGGATAGCCGCAACCACAGCACCCAACCCAGTCTTCATGTCATCGAACAGCAACCCATTATCAGTAGATCCAGCCACCTTCCTGTAAATGGCATTTATGGAATAAATAATCGGTTGAGATATATAGCTGGCCTCATCCAATGGACATCCATAGGCAACTGCTATCTTTGCGTAGAGATAGCGATTGGGAAGGGTGTAGAAATCATCCACCACCCCCGATCCCTTGACCTTGATAAGCCATCGGCATAGTTGCACCTTCTTTGGCAAAGATACCACTTCTGCGAATGCTGAGTCAAATATGGGTATGGCCATTCAAGTATCCCCCTAATTGGGAAGAGAACTTAGGCCATTCCCATGATACGCTTGCCCATACCGCGCATAGGAGCCTTCTCCATTTCGGAAGCAGCAGCCTCCTCTTCGGGGGTAGCGTTCTCGGCCATCTTCGACTCTTCAGTATCGTCTTCAGAGACGATTTCCACTCCACCGATCATGGTCGGGACGAGGTACTCACCCTCGACTTTGTAGGTTGTGAGTTCTTCAAAGGAATCGCCCTCAGCAACTTCTTTGGGCAATTCGTAATTTTCGGGTTTTTCGATTTTCATAATAGTTTATCTCTCCTCCTAGAGCTTGCCTCAGATTTTACTCCGAGGCAAGCCTTGAGGAAGGGAGCTTAAACGCTGGCCAGATACCCGTAGCCACTGCCGCTA